TTGTTTGTCTCTCCTTACTTATCAAATCGAGTCTTAGGGGCCTTTTGACTAATGTACACAACAGAATACACTTTTTCATCCTCAGTTAAGTTAGGATTGGATACAATATGCTGTACTTGGTCAATGAAGTCCATTTTATCCCAAAGCTTATTAAGTTGGTCCTCAACAAAGTTAAACATTTCTGAATTTCTATTTTCCTTTGTAGTATACCCATTTAACTTGTTCCAAACATGGTTATACGCTTTGTACAACGTTTTAAAGGTATAAATTTCTTTACTACCTTCTTGATTAACATAATAGGTATAGTGTCGGTTACCCTCACCAACAATGTTTACTTGATATGAATCAAATTTTACACTGTCAGACTGTGAAAAATACTTATTCTTAATGTACTTTGATGCCATTTGGTTAGCAATACCTTCTGTATGGTATAGAGTATTGTTACCCTGATGCCCATTAATTAAATAGGTCCAACCATCTGATAGTTCTTTTACTGTAACTTTGTCCATTTTTACTCTCTCCTTTTAAGTTAAAGTACCTTAATTGGTACTCATGATTTCTGCTAACAAAAACATAGATAGTACAAAGATAAGGAAAAATAACATGGTTATCTTTGGCGTTACAAGCCCGTTAAAGGCATCTATTTTGCTCTCTGACAGCACCTTACTAACAAGGGGTAACGTAGTAGAGTCTACAGTTAGATACACGCCTGAACGGCTGTATACAAGCTCATTTACATCTACTGCCTGTTTATCCTTAAGCAGCTGTGCTTCCTTACGCGTTAATTTAAGTGTCTCCATACTCTACCCCAACCTTTACACAATACTTTTGCCATCTTTTATAACTCTTTCGTATACTTCTGGTAACACCTTTAGTACCTCAAAGCTGTCAATGTACTTGCTGTACTCATCCAAAGAGTAATGCTTTTTGAAATTAGCTATTTCGGCATACGTGGTATCATTATACTCATTAGTTATTGTGTACACCTCAGAACTACAATAGTCTCCAGCATATCCTCCACTAGTAACCCCTAAGTTTGATACTCTTAGAATGTCAAATTGGGCATCATAGTTGTACTCAATAGAGTTCAATCTCAAAATGTATTCCTCCCTTTAATTTACTATCTATAAGGTAACTACTTTGTACCCTTGAGCGGTATACCATTGGTTATCATAGTTATTTTCCTTGAAAAACTTGGTAACCATATCAGATAGTTTTTCCCGGTCTTTCTTTTCAAAATAAAAGTCATCATCAATACCTTCATCTGAGTAAAAGTCAATCATAGCATCTTCTAGGATGCACCCAAAGTCAGGCAACCCAGTATATTCAACGGAAATAACATCTAAAGAGTCAATATGTTCCCCATCAGGTTCCCCAGATACAGCATCTTCGATATCGAAAGTGTACCCTTTTTCATTGAACTCTTTAATCATATCCTTTGCTGCCTTCTCTGCATCTTCTAAGGTATCAAACAATTCAGAATCAAGATGCTCTGCTCCTTCGCTAAAAGCTAAGATGTACTTCATAATATTTCCTCCTATTCAATAATTGTCAATTCTGCATCAACAAGCTTATCATTTCCACTCCAACATGCATCTGATAGTGCATTTATTGAGCTTTGTTCCATAAATACACTATCATTACTCAAGTTAATTAGTGCATATCCTTTATCACTAGTGATAACAAGGTAATAGTCAAGTCCATCATAAATAACATTGCCTACCTTGTACATTTCTTTTGCATCCTTTTGTGTTCTTGAGGCGGTTACAACTTTCATTACATATCAATTCCTTTCTGACTATGCTACTATCTTATCACTAAAATTGCCTAAAATCAAGACTTAATACAAAAAAGTACCCCAATTGGGGTACTTTTTTACTAAATAGTTACTAGCTGTTCGTACTTGTCCTTCAAATTTTTACTGTACATAAATAATAGCTTACCAGTGTAAGCAGCTGTAGCATCCTTTGAAAGAGTATCTCGGCTAACCTTGCATAACACAGTGTATACATGGCCCTTATACTGGTTATCATTAAACTCTTCTAGTACTTCCTTTAGACCATTCATATCCTTAGTACTAAATGTTACTTCAACCAGTTCTGCTGTGGTATCCGTATCTTCCAAATCCGTATTCATATCAACAGATAGTACTTTAAAAGTATCTTTACCTTCTGGACTTAAACTCAAACCTAGCATGTCACTAATATCTTGTTGCACTTTGTAAAAATTCATTATACTTCTCTCCTTATTTATATATGTACGCCGGAAGCTACACTGAAGTAGCACGAAAGTTCCCAAACGTATCATTCAATTTCCAACGTTAGCATAGTTTAGTGTCATTCCAGACTTAGTTAGTTTTAAACCTATCCAGGTTAGATATATTGGTACTTGGGTCACCCTCTAATTAATCTCCACCCATCGTAACTAATATTATCTTAGTACTTGTACTCAACTTTTGCGACAACTTTGTTAGGTAAACTAGTACTTTCCCACTTATTTTTATCTCCCAGTAAAGTTCTAATATTGTACCGAGTATATACTTCACTTTCCACTGCTAAGCAAACAGTCTCTTTACCTGATGAAGTAACTCGTTGTACTTCTTTACCATCTACTGTAAGAGTACCTATCCAAACTTTACCTGCCATGTAGTATCCCCCTAATTAACCTTTTTAGGCGCCTCTCTTCGACTATTATCTAACTTTTCCTCTTGCGTTTGATACTTGTCCTTAACTGGAATAATCTCGTCACCTTGGTCATTAGTGGGATTACCCTGATAGAAGGGGTCTTGGTCTGAAAGAAATACTTCTGGTTTAGTCTTCGGCTTATCCAACTCAGATGTTTTCTTTTTGTACTCTTTTACCTTTTTAGTCTCCTCTTGTCCCTGGTAGTTAACCAGTCCAATCTTATTTTCCATAATGGGTTACCCCTTTCAAGCCGTACAATTGCTTAACACTAGCTAAATCATGTGAAGTAATTTTATACTTAACACTAGGTAACAATACCGGCTGCATAATATCATTGGTAACCTCAGTATTATGGCCTAATCCTAGTACATGACCTAATTCATGAGTAGCAACTACTTGCTTCATAGTAGTATTTAATTGTGCTGAATCCATAGAGTCCTTGTACAAAAATACATATGAATTCCAACTAGGAATTGTTTTATCCAAGTACCAATGATGGTAAGTTGATTCTGTTAACCCTACCGTTAATAAATAACTGCTAGTACTCGTATAATCGTTCAAATTGGTACTCTGTAATAAGTACACCTCTGGGTTACTTTCTGAGTACTTAAAGTGTACTTTAATATTACTCTTCTTCAAAGAGTAATTCCATGACTTGATAGCCTTTTGGTAAATATTTTTGTACTGCTTACTTACCCCTGAACCATAGCTGTACTTAATTGTACCAGTAAAGTACTTAGTACCTAAAGTAGGTGTTGCATACGGGTCACCCGTTTTATTGGGTAAAGGCTTAGGCGTAACTGAGTAGTTCACCTTAGGCACCTTTGCCTTTTTACTCGATACCTTTTGATTACCCTTCTTAGATACTACTGTTGTATCTACTTTGTGTACTTTAGCATGTACTACTGTTCCTTGTTGGTACCAGCTAAGTACTGCTACTGAAGCAAAAGTTAGAAACATAACCTTCCATGCGTTTTTCATGAGTACCCCTCCTTTACTTGTTACTCAAGTAATCCTGGTGGGATTTTGAATGCTGCTTATCCTTTTTATCTGGAACAAACTTTTGCTGCTCTACATGTTCATTAGCTTTGCCTTGACCAGTGCTATTAACTGCTAGTTTCTTTTCTGTGTACTCTTCTGCCACAGGGGTATCCTCCGTTTCTTCTGAAATACCTTTATAGTAATCAATTAAATCCTCTAAGTAATTCTTAGCTTTAAGCAAGTCAGTAATACCGTTCTTGTTTTTAAACCTCTTAGTGTACTTGAAGATGTTAAACTTGGCCGCACCAATGTACTCTTCCTCTGTTAAGATGTTTCTTAAGTTACTACGAAGGTCTCCCCCATTGGTGGTACCATGATAATAACTAGGGTCTACTTCACTCATTTATACCTCTCCTATCTATTTGATAATGTACCTTTATTGTATCCCTTTAAGGTACCTTTGTCAACCTTTATTTTGTTTCACAAAATTGTACACTGCTGGAAATACCCATACAAGGTTAATCCACAATGCTATGGATAGTCCAATTAAGATACCAATAAGTAACCATACAATTGCTACACCTAATTCCATACTTGTACCTCCTTTAGTCCATTAAAATTAAAGCTAAAAGTACCCACCATAAATTATTTGTTTTCCAAACTAGGAAAGCAACAAATAGTAGTACCCCAAGGTTAGTTAACCCTCTACCCAACCCATTATTCATGTTTGTTACCTCCATTTTCTTTTATACGCTTCTTAAGCTTTGCAATGAAAGTAGGGTACTTCTTTTCATTATCCTTTTTTAGACGTTCAGATATCTCATTCCACTTTTTAGGATTACTGTTATACGCTTTTGTAATAGCTTTTGTAAACTTTTGTAATTCTTTGCTACCCTCTTTGTTCATAAGAAGATACCTCCCTGTACCAGCTAAGCATCTGGTAAATCAATGTACTTACTTTTTGTACTTGGCAAAGTACTTTTCCTGTACTTGATAGAATTCCTTTTGCAACTTAGCTCCCATAAACTTCTTCAATTGTTCCATGTTATCAAACTTAAAGTTAGGATTTTCTAATAGCTCTGCATTGATTCTATCCTGAGTGTAATCAACAAATGCAGAGAAGGCATCCGCTTGATTATCTACTAAGTCAGTATCGTCATACTTTTTACCTGCTACATACTCTTTTTTATATAATAGTTCACCATTTTGTTCTGCTTTAAAAAGGTACTTGTTGTACTTATTCTTTTTTAATGCAACTGTAATCTTATTCATTATGTTATTTTATCTCCTTCATAGTACTTACAAAATTACTTATATCTACTTGATACTGTCGTTTCATACCATTTACAAAGTTACTAATATCTACTTGGTACTGGGGCTTTATACTACTTACAAAGTTACAAATATTTATTTGGTACTGAGGTTTCATATGACTTACAAAGTCACTTATATCTAGTCGATATTGGGGTCTCATATGATTTACAAAGTTACCAATATCTATTTGGTACTGAGAATTCATATGACTTACAAAGTCACTAATATTTATTTGGTACTGAGGTTTCATATGACTTACAAAATGACTAATATCAACTTGATACTGAGACTCCATATGACTTACAAAATGACCAATATCTACTTGTATTTCTTTTTCTGCTTTAATCCTATCTTTTATTTGTGTACCAGACATCCCCAGAAACTTAGGATTGTCCTTATTGGACTTAACGAACCACTTCTCACTAGCCCAAGTTTGGCCACCACCAATAGCCTTTTGGTACACACTATCTTGAGTACTATACTTCTGTACTAATTGGCCTTCTCTTAAAGATACCTCATCAGCATCCCTACAAATCTGCCCATAGTCCCAGGTAAATTCATATACTAGCCTCTCTTTTTTC